TACCGCGTCGGCTACGGTGGCCCCTACTACTACGGCGGCGGCATCGTGGTTCTGCTGGTGGTCGTGGTGCTGGTGCTGCTGCTCGTGGGCTACCTGTGAGCGGCAACGACCAGATCGGGGTCGAGGTCGAGCGCACGGCGGACGTCATCGAGCGCGAGCTGGGTCACCTCGACCGCGAGCGGCGCATCGTGCTCGAGCGCGAGCTGTTCGCGCTGGTCCAGGCGACCAAGAGCGACAACGACGAAAGGTTCTGGTGATGACCCTGACCGGTCGAGAGTTCCAGCGCGAGGCTGCCGACGACCCCGACAAATGGGCGCAGGCGATGGTCGAGAGCGCCGCGACCAACGGCTACACCGTCGAGTTCGAATGGGTGCGCGAGTGGCTCAGCGACGCCATGGACGCCGCGCGTAAGGCCAAGCCGCCACCGATCGTCGACCCGCCACCGCACAAGGAGGCCTGACATGGCACGAGAAGCAGCAATCCCCGGCAAGCGCATGCCTGGCGCAGCGCCACCGTCGAAGCCCAGCAGAGCGCCCGGACCCGGCAACGAGGCGGCCTTCAAGACATCGCCCGGTGCCTCGGTGAACAAGACGGCGGTGCCGCGTGAGCCTGCGTTCAAGACGCGGCCCGGCGCGGGCAGTGACGTGTGATGGCGAAGAGCACCGCCGGCCTCGGGCCGAAGGGCAAGGCGAAGGTCTCCTCCGTCATGCACGAGTGGGGCAAGGGCGAGCTGAACAGCGGCAGCCCACGCGGCCCCGTGGTGAAGAACCAGAAGCAGGCTGTGGCGATTGCCCTGTCCGAGGCGCGCAAGACGTCACGCGCCGGGCGCAACCGCTGAGTACGGATCTGGTTCGTTGCGGAGCCGGTCTGGGCTAGTTGTGCCGGAAGCGTGAGCTGGCGACCTTGCTCAACATCTCCTTGGCGAGTTCATCCGCGAACGCTTCCGCTTTGACACGCTTTCGCATGGCGCGGACGGCCCGGCACCCGATGTAGTTGGCGCCCATCTGCCAAACAAAACTTAACACCGCGTCATCCGGATCTAGGCCGTTCACTTCGGCGAACAGGCGGAACGCGGCGTCCATCGTCGGCGCCGCCATGATCTCGCCCATCCGCGACTCCTTATGCCACTGCAATAACTCATCTACGGTAGGCATGTCCGGCACCTCCCTTGTCCCCGTCGGTCGCACCAATGACTGGCCCGCTGCCGTTGCGCAATACAACGGCAACGCCACGGACTTTCCGCGCGACCTCAACGAGCAGCACGCACGCCTCATCCGGTGGTTCGAAGAGGCTGAGCGGTCCAGCCAGGATGCGCGCACCGCGTCCGAAATGTATCGGGCCTATGTCAACTGCGAGCAGTGGACGTCGACCGAGATCGACGTGCTCAATTCGCGTGGCCAGCCGCCGATTACGTTCAACTACTGCCGCCGCAAGGTGGATCTGCTGTGCGGCCTCGAGCGCAAGGCGCGCACTGACCCGAAGGCGTTCCCGCGCACGCCGGCCGAGGACGAGCGGGCCGATGCCGCGACGCAGTGCCTGCGCTACATCGCCGACGACAACGACTTCCAGCCGCTGCGCAGCCAGGTCTTCAACGAGATGCTGGTCGAGGGCTTCGGCGGGGTCGAGGTCGGGCTGGAGGACGACGGCAAGGGCGGCTGCAACGTGACGCTGACGCAAGTGCCGTGGGACCGCATCTGGTATGACCCGCACAGCCGACAGGATGACTTCCTCGATGCGCGCTACAAGGGCATCGTCATCTGGATGGATCGCGACCAGCTCTACGACACCTATCCCGACGCGGGCGACGTGGTCGAGGACAGCTTCGCCTACTCCGGCATGGACGCGACGCAGTATGCCGACCGGCCGACGACCATGGTGTGGACCGACACGCAGCGCACGCGGGTGCGCGTCGTGCAGTGCCACTGGTCGGAGCGTGGCACATGGTGGAGTGCGACCTACACCCGCGCCGGCTATTTGGCAGAGCCCAGGCGCTCGATGTTCAAAGACCGCCACGGCAAGAGCGCGTGCCCGCTGATCCTGCAGAGCAGCTACACCGATCTGGACAACACGCGCTACGGCATGATCCGCGACCTGATCTCGCCGCAGGACATGATCAACAAGGCCTACAGCAAGGCGCTGCACCAGATGTCGGTGCATCAGGTGATCGCCGAGAAGGGCGCGGTGGCCGACGTCGACAAGGCGCGGCGCGAGGTGGCCAAGCCGGACGGCTATGTCGAGATCATGCCGGGGCTGAAGTTTGAGATCCAAGACGGCGCCAACAATGCGAGCGGTCAAATGGCGCTGCTCGCCCACGCGACGCAGGAGATGCAGCTTAGCGGGCCGAACGCCGCGATGTCGGGCACCGATCCACGCGAGCTGAGCGGCCGCGCGATCCTGGCGCAGCAGGCCGGCGGCGCGACGCAGAACGAACCGTTGGCTGACGGACTGCGCATGTGGGCGCGCCGGGTTTACGAGATGTGCTGGATGGCCGCGCGGGAATACTGGACCGCCGGCAAATGGGTGCGCGTTACCGACGCCCTGCAGGACACGCGATGGGTCGGCATCAACCGTCAGGTCACGCTGATGGACGAGCTGGCGCAGATGCCCACCGAGCAGCGCGCGATGGTCATGCAACGCATGCAGCCGCCGCTGCAGCCCGGCGATCCGCGGCTCGAGCAGGTGATCCGCGTCGAGAACGACATCACCGACCTCGACGTCGACATCACCGTCGCCGAGGGCCAGGACGTGCCGACCCTGGCGGCGGAAAACTTCCAGACCTTGGTGCAGCTCGCCGGCATGCAGCCTGGGCTGATCCCGGGCGATGTGCTGATCGCCGCGTCCAGCCTGCGCAACAAGGACGACCTGCTGGCGCGGATGAAGGCGCACATGCAGCAACAGCAGCAGGCGCAGCAGCAGGCCGGGCAGGTCGCGCAGCAGACGCAGCAGGTGAAGAACACCGAGACGCAGTCCAAGGCAAACGCGAACAACGCGCTGGCGGCCGAGCGGCAGCACAACATCGTGCAGGGCGCGCACGAGATGAACATGGACCTCAACACGCCGCCGGACACCGCGGCGGGGCCAGGGCCGCAGCCGCCGACGGTCGACCAGATGACGCCCGACATGGCGCTCGCCCACCAGATGGCCGACCTGGCGCAGAAGCACGCCACCGTCGCCAAGACGCACGCCGACGCGGCATTGACCGCGGCGAAGGCCGGGCAGGTGCCGCACCAGAATGTGGCGACCGCGGTGGGCACGATCAACACGCTGCACCAGGCGGCGAACCAGATGGTGACCACCGATAGGCTGGCGCGGACACCGATCCCGCAGCCAGCCCCGCCTGCCGGGCCGTGACGCCATGAGCGGCACCAACCAGCTCTTCGACCCGCTGCGCATTCAGCAGCCCGATCCTGGGCAGGTCTCGCTGGCCGATGCATGGTCGGCGAACACCAAGCTGCTCACCGACTACCTCACCCAGCAGCAGCAGGCGGCGCAGGACCAGGGGCTATGGACCGGCGGCCAGGTCTGGGAAGGTGGCCACCCGACCGGCGCAGGCGTGGTCGACGCGGCCGGGAAGGTGGCGCAGGGCGTGCTGATGGGCACCGCGGCGCCAGGCGAGCCGCCGCTGCCAGCGCCGCGCCCCACCGTGCCTGACATTGGTGCTGACGCGCCTGGCGTGGCGCCTCGTGTGTCGACCCGCATCCCGTGGGCGAAGAGTGTGACGAGCGGCCCCGACGCGATCGACCCGCACACGATGCCGCCGGATCTGCAGATCGACCTCGCCGCACACGCAGCGGGCGAGGACGCGCACTACAACAACGCGATGGAGATGCGCGACTTCCCTGATCTGCCGGTGAAGGGATTGCGCAATCCAGACAACATCATCGCCGCGGCCACCGACCACATGGCCGACAATCTGGTGTATCTGCACAACCAGATGGTCGAGAAGTTCGGCCAGCCGATGGTCGACCGCGCCTCGGGTTGGTATCCCGGCGCCAACCGGATCGCCAATGATAACGCCGTGCAATACGGCTATCAGCCGCAGCAGACCGCGGCGATGTATGCCAATTTGAGCCCACAGAAAGACTGGTTTCAGAACGTCTCGCTGGGCAACCGGATGATCGACATCGTTAACACCAAAGCCGACCAGCCGACCACGCCGCAGATGATGAGCTGGGCCAAGGACTACCTCGGCCAGGTGGCGGAGGATGCGGACACGCCGACGAAGCAGGCTGCTCTGGGTAACTTGCAGATGTCGGTGGCTGGCATGCGCAACCGCTCGCTGAGCGAGATCAACGATCCCGACACCCGCGCGCTGTGGGTGCGTGCCTATGACGAGGCGCATAATTCAAGGGACTACCCGGTGGTGACGCCGGAGGGCGACTACGGCGACACGGTGACGAACCAAGACGGCACGCCACGCCAGGTCGCCTGGGGCTCGTTCTCCGAGATCAAGAAGGCGATGGCTGCGCTGGAAGGCCCCGGCGACATGCCGAGCCTCTCGCGTGGCCTCGGTGCCAACCACAAGGTGCGCAGCTTCTACAACAACATTGCCGACCCCGACGCGCCCAATGGCGACGTGACGATCGACACGCACGCGATTGCTGCCGCTCACCTGCGCCCGCTGTCGGGCAACGATTTTCCGGTGCAGATGGGCCTCGGCCTGAAGGGCTCGTCTAATTCGCTCACCGGCAGCAAGGGCACTTACGGTGTCTATGCCGACGCCTACCGCCAGGCGGCCGACCGGCTGGGACTGTTGCCGCGGCAACTGCAGTCGATCACCTGGGAGGGCATCCGCGGGATGTTTTCCCCCGATCAGAAGCGGGACAACCAGTTCTGGAATGATAACTACGACATCTGGTCGCGGTTCAAACGCGGCGACATTGATGCAGACACGGCACGAGCGCTTGTGCTACAACACGCGGGCGGGATCAATCCGCCGCAGTGGCATCAGTTGCCTGGACCGCAGATACCGCCTGGAGCACCGACCGAATGATGGACCCCGACAAGGCGGTGCCGCGCGAGAAGGCCGAGGAGGCGCTCGCTGCCGAGCACTGCCCGACCCTGGAGAGCATGCTGAAGAAGGGCCTGCCGCTGACCCGCAGCGTCTGGCTGCAGCAGGCGTGGGGCGCGGATAAGCATAAGCCGGAGCCCTGGAGCACCGAGCACGAGCTGGAGGTGCCGGAGTGCTTCCGCGACCATGACGCGGTGAAGACCCGCACCCGCTAACCTTCCGCCACCAGGCGGCATGATCAGGACGGCCCCGCGTTTCACGGCCTGATCAAGCAGGCATCTGCGTCTCCTTTCGCCAAACAAAGGGGCGTGGACAGGGGCGGCCTCGGCGCGTCGAACGCCGGGGCCCCCCGCTAATTCCGCCGCGGCGCATCTCATCCGCCGCCGGCGTCTTTCCCGAGGACACCATGGACAACACCCAGCTCGACGGCTTCCTGGCATCAGGAAGCCAGCCAGGAGACGCGCCGCCTGCGCAGCCCGCACAGCCGGCCGATCCACCGCCCGCACCGGAACCATCGCCCAAGCCCGGCACGCCGCCCAGCACCCCGGCCAAGCCCGAGGCGGCACCGAAGAAGCCCGAGCCGGACGAGGACGAGGGGCTGGCGCAGCACGTCCAGGGCGGCGACAACCGCACCGTGCCGTTCTCTGCGCTCGAGAAGGTGCGCAACGACTGGAAGAGCAAGGCAGCCGCGCACGAAGCCCGCGCCGAGCTGCTCGCGCGCCAGCTCGAGGAAGCCAAGCGACCGCCGCCGGCGCCGCCACCAGTGCCACAGCCGATGTTCGCTGCGCCGCCCGACTTCCAGCAGGACCCGAACGGCTGGGCGGTTACCTTCGCGCAGAACCAGCAGCGCGCGCTGCTCAACGAGCGGCTGAACGTCTCCGAGATCTACGCGCGGGATAAGGTGGGCGACGACCTCGACAAATACGTCACCGAATTCAAGGCGGCGGCCGAGAAGGAGCCGACGCTGTGGGGCAAGCTCTACAGCCAGCCCGGCCCGTATCAGTGGTTGATCAAAGAGGTC